ATTGCATATGAACCAGATAATATGAGTAAAATACCTAATATTTTTTTCTTACTTAATTCGGATTTATAGATTATTGTTGCTAGGATGAATACGAATAATGTATTTAGACTGATAATAGATTTAGCATATCCTGGATTATCACAATCTTTGATTGAATTATATATTGATGGTTCAATGATTAAATAAAGTATTAAGATCCGTACAATAATTATTCCTAAATCATTTATTTTTGGCTTCTTAATTTTAAAACCTGTAAGAACAATAAACATTATTGTTCCTATAAATAAGATAATATTTGCTATTACTATATATTGTATATAATCATATCTTTTGATAAAGTCAAGTGATATAATATCCCTTATTGAAATGAATATAGCAGCTAAGAGTCCATAGATTACCCAACGTTCCATAGTATTATATTCTAGTAAATAAAAAAAGTAGGTTTAAAATATAAAAATATTAGTTTTTATCTTATAATATGAAATTAAATGAGATTAATTTTGATCTCCTTTCAGATAAAGAATTGATATCATTATGTTTAAAGTATAAAATAGTTGAAAAAGGAAAATTACAACATTTAACAAGGGGTAATCTATTAGAAATTATTAAAATTTTCCTTAAGAAAAAACTCGAAGTATATGGACAAAAGAAAGAAACAAAATCTATTTCAATTAACCGTCGTATGTCAACCTCTGGAAACATGCAAAAAAATATTATCAATTTAGATAAAAGTACAAGGACTGTGCCAAGACCGATTATTAAACGGAGAATGTCACACCCAATTACAACTATTGAGAAAGTTGAAGCTAAAGAAACCGTTCAAAGGAATGAAATTACAAGAGAAACAACACAAGCAGTTAAGAAAGAAGTTCAATCTTTAAATCCTAAATATGATTTAATTGGTATGTATCCACCTGTGAAAAGGTTAATTGCAATTGGAGACCTTCATGGTGATTTACGAGTAACAATTATAGCTTTGAAATTAGCTGAATTAATTTCACAGAATTCTACGAGTGAAAATATAAATGATATTCATTGGACCGGTGGATCCACGTGGGTTATTCAAATGGGTGATCAGATTGATCGTTGTCGTCCGGATGATTTAGAAAAAAATTGTATTAAAGATTTTTCTGATGTATTTGAAGATGAAGGAAATAATATGGCAATTATTAAATTATTACTTCGTTTAGATGATGAAGCAAAAAAAGAAGGTGGGCGATTTTTGGGTTTATTAGGTAACCATGAATTAATGAATATTGATAAAGATTTCCGTTATGTATCTCCACAAGAATTTTTAGAATTTGTACCCAAAGAAGCAAGGACATCAAAGTATACAGATGATGGTTATCCATTAGGATATTATCATAGAACAAAGGCATTTTGTAGAGGTGGTAATATCGCAAATATGTATGCCATTAAAAAGAAATCAATTATTGTTGTTGGAGATTTTATTTTTGTACACGGCGGACTTACTAAAAACTTAATGAAAAAATATACAATTCCAGAAATAAATACAATTGTTTCAAAATGGATGTCAAAAACAAGCAATGAAACAGAAGATAATATTTTTGATGAGATTTTTAGAGATGATGATGAAATGTCTCCATTCTGGTGTCGTACATATGGAGAAGATGATGATGATGATAATACAGAAGATTCATTCAATGAATTATTACAAACAATTAATCAAAGAAATAAACTTCTAATGAAAGTAAAAAAGATGGTTATCGCACATACACCACAATTTATGGATAATAAATATCTTAATTCAATTTATAATGATCGTTTGTGGAGGGTAGATGTTGGGATGTCAAGAGCATTTGGAGAACATAATACATGTTCCGAAGATAAATATAGACAGGTTCAAATATTAGTTATCCACGATAATGAAAGATTCGAAGTTAGGAAACAACCATTTAATTCTGAAAGAAGGCCTAGTGAAGGGGTCGGTTCAATAATTAATATTGAGAATGAAAAAATGTATTAATCAATCAATGATTCAAATGATTCACTGGAAGATATATCTTCGGTATTATTTTTTTGTATTATATTTAGAACCTTATTACAAGTTAAATCAATTTTCTGGATTGTTTTTTCATCAATTGTATCTTTTTCTAAATTATTAATCTTTTCTACTAATAATATTAAACATTTATCTATATTCTTAAGGACTGTATCAACTGTAGGGGATTCAAGGCTTTTTTCCCTTAATATTTTATTTTCTTCACATTGTGAGTTTAATTCATCTGTAATTGAATTTAAATGTTTTTTGTGCAATGTATTGATATATGTAGTGCTTAAAGTCGATGATAAGACAGATATAATAATATATCGTATATAACTATTCATTTTTTATTAATTAATAATCAATTTTTAAGTATTAAAATATTGATTAAAGTAAGTAGTATATAATATTTTTAATGAGTATTAATTTCCAACAATTGGCTCCAGTTTTAGCTGCGTGTATGACAACAGGTGGTGTGATATTTCAAATTGGGAAGCATGCCGAAAAATTAGAATTAATAGGATTAAAAGTTGAAGCACAAGAAAAAAAAGAGGAATACTATAATCATTCAATTAATAAATTATTAAGTTCAATGACCTTATTAAATAGTGATATTACTAATATTAAGGAGGATATTAAAGATATCAAGACTTATTTTAAATCTAGGTAATATTTGTAAGTGTAGATGGTACTCCTGCTATTTCTTTATCTAATTCAGTACAACTATTCGGTATTTTAATATCTTGAAACATATCAATAAGAGGTTCTATATTTTCATATTTAATATCTCTACCATTTTCTGATTTTTCATTTAAGGTATCTCCTGTAAGTTTGTTAATTTCACTAATGAGAAAATATGATTTTAATGCTGTCTCTTTCCATAGATCTAATTCTGTCTTTTTGAGTTTATATTCTTTTTCTAAGATAATAATTTCTCCATCAAAATCTTTCATACTGATATCTAATGTAGTTTCATACCCTGTTTCCTGTAAATTAATTTTTCGTGGAGCATTTGAAGAATTATTACATATTTCAAGAAAAGGGAAGAAAATAATCCTATGATTCTCTTTAAGACAGCTAAATTGTTTTGTTTCCTTCACCCCTATATATTGGAGTCTATGAATGATTGGTTCACCATTTATACTCCAATATGATACGACTTCATAATCATTATTATTAATGACTTCATAATTTGTATTATCAGGGATAGGTTCTAAGGGAGGTGTTGGTTGTTGTTGTTGTTGTTGTTGTTGTTGTTGTTGTTGTTGTTGTCTTTGTTGTCTTTGTTGTCTCCGTAGTATTCTTGCATTACGAATAGTTGCATTGTCATTAATTCTAATTTGTCTTTCTTCATTTGAGATAGTTGGACAAGTACGGAAATTATGCCCCATTTGTCCGCAATGGCTACACGTCATTTTATTAATGTTTTTTTAATATTCATTTAAATAAAAATCAAATTTGATTAATAATATATACTATCTATTAATTAAATATAATAATGGAGGGTAAAATAGATTTTATGCTTGCTAAAGATCTTGATAATGATAAAGAATTTAGAGATTGGTTAGCGGCTGAAAAGTTTGATGGATATCGTGCTCGGTGGATGGAGGAATATTTCCTTTCACGAAATCAGAAAATCTTTGAAGGTACTCCAGATTGGTTTAAATTAGCTATGCCCAAGGAAAATCTTGATGGAGAATTATGGCTTGGAAGAGATACTTTTCAATCTACTTCGGTTGTCCGTAAAAAGCGACCAGATCCAGAAGAATGGATTCCTGTAAAGTATGTTGTGTATGACCTACCGGATTTTGAAGGTACTTTTGAAGAAAGATTAAAAGAATTAAAACTGATTGTAAAGAAAAATAAGGTAAGGTGGGATAAAGTAAAAATGGATTTACCAGAAGAATTTCATATTGATTGTCCATTAGAACTAGCAGAACAAGTAAGGATTAAATCACGTGAACATATGGAAGAAATGTATAATGATATTATTAATAATGGTGGAGAGGGTATTATAATAAAGAATCCCAAATCAAAATATGAAGGGAAACGTTCGAAGGAAATGTATAAATATAAACCATCCTTCGAGGAAGAAGCAAGGATTATTGGTTATAAAAGTGGTAAGGAAGGTAGTAAATATGAAGGAATGTTGGGTGGGTTTCTATGTCAACAATTGATTAACATGGATACTTATCATTTGGTTGATAAAAATAAAGGTCACGATTTTTCAACATCTGGTATGGATGATAAGATAAGGGATAATTATGAGGTAACACATCCAATTGGTTGTGTAATTAGTTTTGAACATAATGGAAGGACAGATACGGGTAAACCACGTTTTGCTAGATATGTAAGAAAGCGTGATGATATTATTATAAAAGAAGAAATTGAAAAAAGTAGTGTAAAAAAGAGGAATAACATTATTCAAGTTCTTCAAGAAATTGCTGAATATGAAAAAAAGAAGGGTGAAGCATTTAAATCATCTGCTTATCTAAAAGTTATTCCAGGATTAAAAAAAATCAAGGATGATAGTGAATTAACAGAAATTAATGTTAAAAAAATTAATGGTATTGGAGATAGTATCTATCAAAAAATTAATTCAATCGTAAAAACAGGTACTTGTCCTCTTTATGAAAAAATAAGATGTTAATTTATATCTATCTTTTCTTTAATTTTTGAGTTTTTTTCTTTTTTCTCCTTCCACCACTAGGGGCAGATCTGGTTTTTCTTAATGTACTTCTCTTGTTTGGTATTGAAACATTCTCATTGAGTATCTTATTTTTAATTTTTTTTAGTTTGTTTCTTCTATTTAAGTTCCCTTGTGCGGCATTTGCTAAATATATATTACGTTCATTAATCTGTCTATGCCTTGGTTTTTGAGGGGTTCTAGTGCGTTTCGTACTTGGTATATATTTCATTTGTGATTCAATTAAATCTAAAGGTACTTTCGGTGTCATAGTATTTTTCTTATTTCTATTGACAAGTCTTTTCATATATTTTTCTTTTTGTTTTTCATGTTCTTCTTTACAAAGGTTACAGTAGGATTCATATCCACCATCACAATAATCCTTCCATTGAAAGGCTAACTTCGCAAATTCTTCTTCTTGTGGAAATGGTACTTTTCCGTGTATATATTTTAAAAAATTACTACATTCCCTTCTTACCTTTTCACGTGGTGTCATTACTGGAATTTTCCCCAGGACTGGTTCTGGTTCTGGTTCTGGTTCTGGTTCTGGTTCTTCATTATCAAATGTATTTTCTCTTAACATTGATTCATATTCTTCTTGTGTTTCATAACCTGACCCTCCTTTTTGTTTATTCTTCTTTTTTTTGTTTTTCTTCTTTTGATTCTTCTTCTTCTTTTTATCCTTCTTCTGTGTTCTTTTTCTTTTTTTTTCTCCTTGGTATATACCAAGTGTGGTTAATGTACCTAAAGCAATAGGTCCAACAGTAGATGCTATACAGGGAGTACAAGTTATTATTACCATATAATATAAGTTAGATATTAAAAAAAGTTTTCTATTTATTATATTATATAATGGGTAACTCTCCTAGTACTGGTAATGATGATTTTGATAAAGATGACTATATTGAACAACAAGAAAAACTCATTTTAGAACAGAATGAACAGATTCAAAAACTTTCTAAAATAACTCAAAATAATGAAAAGAAGAAGATAAATCCTTATCATGAATTAAATATAGGTATGAATTATGACGAAGAAATACTAAAAAAAGCATACTTAAAACGCGCAATGGAAAGCCATCCAGACCGTGGTGGTTCTACGGAAGAGTTTAAACTCGTAACTGCTTGTTATAGGGCATTAATGATAAAACTTAAAAATGAAACTAACGCCATAGAACACAATGAATTACGTGAAAATAGTATGGGTTTTATAAATGAACAATCACAAAATACTCAAGAAAATAAATATACCGATCTATCTAAAAAATTTAATAGTAATGTATTTAATCAGGTTTATGAAGAAAATAGAGTTGAAGATGTATATGATGATGGTTATGAAGGGTGGATGAAAAAAGAAGATAGTTTTCAAAAACCTGAAGATGGATCTCTAACTGAAGAGAATTTTAATAACCAATTTTTGAAATATAAACAAAAGAATCAAATAGGTAAACAAAAGCAAGTTACAAAATATAAAGAACCTGAAGTAGATATATCTTATAAAAATAAGAGTTCAATTATGACATTGGGACAAGGGAGAATAACAGATTTTAGTGGAGAAAGTGGTGGTTTAATGTATCGTGATTATAAAGATGCATTTAGTAATCCATATTTAGTTCAAGAAGATGATATTAATATGAATAAAAGACCTAAGGACTTAAAAAAAATTGAAAGTGAAAGGGAAAATATTTCATATGAAATGGATGAAAAAGATCAACAAATACACGCATTAAAAATGATTCAAGAATCAAAAGAAGAAGAATTAAGGATCCAAAGACTCCGTAATTATGAAGAAAAAGCATTTGATATTCATGAAAAACTTCATCAGAGATTAATTGGTTAAATATCATACGATGTTTTATTAAATCCACGTGACCTTATAAAATTACGTTGTTTTTCATTCAAACAGATACAACCTGTAGAACTGGTATAGGGAGATTCACCACAACAATTAAAACTGGTTTTATTATTCGCAAACATAGATAATTTTTGCGGGGATTCTTTCTCTCCATCAACCGTTGGACCGGTTAATACGTCTTGTGAGCTAATAATTTGTATTGGCCCTTGAACACCTAGATATGTTTTAAGATCTTCATTATCGATTAATCCTTGATTATTTAATTCATTTGAGGAAATACATAGTCCATCATATGGTCCAATCCTAAACTTATCTTCTATTACAGTTAATTTTACAGGTTCTTTATCTTTGAAAGTGTTTTCTGTTGATGTAGGTTTTTGATTAATATCACCAATAGCTTTGGGTGAATTATCATCAATTGGACCTTCAAGGTTTTCAGCTTGTGTTAAACGAATATATTCAGCACTTACAAATGGTGTATTTGAAGCGACAACTTCAGCACCTTCTCCATCTGGGGCATTGGGGTCTACTTCTTCATCTCCAGTTTCTTCATCCCCTGTTTCTTCATCACCAGTGGCTTCATCCCCGGTTGCTTCATCCCCTGTTGCTTCATCATCACCAGTGGCTTC